ACCGAGAATGATTTAATTGCCACTATTCATGGGAGTGTGTTATCGCCTGCCGAATTAGAACAGGCGGGTAAACAAGCCGGTGAAGATACCCGCAAAGCCCTTGAGGTTGCATCTAAACTTACTGTACCGTCCGTTGTGGTTAAAGAGAACTGGAACGATTTAAAATATCTTACTGCTGGCCCAGAAGACGGCGTAGTCAAGAAGATGTTTCAAAAGTATGTCCGTGAGCCGATTACTGAATATACGGGCTTGTTCTCGCCCGACATATCCCCTGTTGGTGGGCCTAGGTACAAAGAGGATAGGCCATTTACTACTCTTGCCCAAGGCGCAGGGCATCTTAGTGCCGAAGCGTTATCGGGCAAATTCCTTTATCTCCCCAACCTTGCGGCCAAGTGGATAGGCAAGGCCACATTAGACGGAGATACTATCCCACCCAATACCCTTGCTGAACTGGTGGATGAATTTACTGGCTATATTCCAACCGAGAGCGACAAGCAGGCTGGCGGTATATTGGGCATGACAACTGGTTTAGGTGCGGCTGGCAAGACCATCGGCAAGTTGGCCATGAAGCTACCTGTTAGAAATAGCCTAAAACTTATCTTTTCATCTGGCGCAATCTTTGGAACCGAAGATGCGGCTAAACAAGCCGTCAATGCTGTCAATACCGGAGAGCCTATTGATTGGAAGGAATTGCATTTCAGTACAGGTCTAGGCGCAGCCTTTGGTACAGGTGAAGTGGTTGCGGCGGCTATATTGTCTAAACTGTACCCCAATATGAAGCTTGCCTACCAACAAGCTAAGCAAATGGGACTGGCAGAAGAAGAAGCACAGGTTAAGCAAGATGTTCAAACCGCCCGTGAATACTATCGTGAACATGGCGAAATGCCTAAAGACCTTATGGAAAAGTATGTTTACGGCGGCAAGTCTCCCAAGGCTGCCCCTGCCAGTGAAGTTAAGGTTGGTGTAGACTTTGGCAAGAGACCCATAGTGCTATCTGAGAATGGCGGGATATTGCCGCAGGTCGAGGCACAGGCTGTATTAGAAGCAGAGAAGGCAATACAACGGTCTACGGCTTCCGTAGAGAGCCAAACGCCCCAAGGGACTACTACGGCAGGGGCAGAGCCTCAAACACCTATAAACGCCCCACAGAAGCCCAAGAGCCTATCTAAAGACGAACAACGGCAGTTGCGGGTTATGGGCTATACTGGCGATCAAGTCAAGAAGGTTAATCCTGACGAAGCAAGGGAATTACTTGCTCAGATGGCAGAACTCGACGAGGAATCGACGGCAGTTGTAGCATCTGGTAATAGAGGTGGTTTTGTTCCAATACCCGAAATGATACAGAATGTGGGCAAGAAAGTTAGAGAAGCTTTTTCTGCTAGTACCTATGCCCAAGTCTTTGACAAGAATGACCCCATAGTTCAGTTGTCCCGTAAAGCCGGAGAACTCAAGCCGGGCGAGAATCCCGAACTATTAGCTAGAAACTATATGGGTGTAGCTGGCAAGGCCGAGCGTGTTTTGATGCACAGCACGTTCAGGGCTAAAGCTGATGGCAATATCGAAGTTACGGGCGAGGGGTTAAAGCCCATACTTGACAACTTTGATAAGACTATCAAGAAGGTTGAACCTAGTGCTGGTATCCGCAAGCAAGACCTAAACGATTACCTTATTGCCCAGAGAACTATCGAGGACTTGCAAAGGCCCAATTCTGAGGGCAAGAATATTGTTACACCCGAACAGGTTACGAAGGCCGAACAGTCGTTAGATAAGCTCAAAAACAAGTATGGCGGGTCGATAGCTGAGATAGAAAAAACCGCACAAAGAATATATGACTTCCAAAAACGTGTACTTCACATGCTTGTTGATGCCGGTAATCTGTCCAAGGAGTCTTATAAGACTATTACGGACGCTAACCCACACTACATACCATTCCAAAGGGTATTTGAAGAAGGCGAGTTAGAGGCCCAAGGCATAGGCAAGACAGGCAAATTCACTGGCAGTAAGGCTCCTGTATTCAAGATCGAGGGTTCAGAACGAGATATTGAGAATACCCTTGAGAGCATGATTAAGAATCTTTACAAAGCAGTAGATAGGGCAGATAGGAATATTGTAGCGAAGTCGGTAGCAAAGCTATCTCCAATTCTGCCGGATGATATTAAACCACGTAAGGGTAATAATCTCTACAAACCCAAAGGCAATGTCATTGAATATTACGACAATGGCAAGGTTAAATATGTCGAGGTTTCCAGACCAGTCTTCGAATCTATGGCTGGTTTAAATGAAGCATCGGTAGGGTTGTTAACTAAAATACTTTCTGTGCCCAAGAACATATTGACTAAAGGTGCTACCCTTACGCCAGAGTTTGCAACACGTAACCCGATCAGAGACCAGTATTCGGCATGGATACAAACACAAGTAGGCTTTGTGCCGTTCTATGATACGGCTAGAGGCTTGGCTGATGTGGTGGGCAGAAGCGATGTCTATTACGATTGGTTGGCCTCTGGTGGTGCACAATCGGGCTTTGTTGAATTAAGTAATAATAGCATAAAGAAAGCTATTAACGAGTTAGACAAACACCACCGCTTGCTTAGAAAGTTGAACATAATTACAACCATGTCTGATTTCAGTCAGATGATGGAAATGGCTACAAGGGTGGGCGTTTACAGGGCTGGTTTAAGGTCGGGCAAATCTAGTGTCGAGGCTGGGTTTGTTAGCCGTGAATCTACCGTAGACTTCGCAAGACATGGCAGTAAGACCGCCGATGCTGATGCGATTATAGCGTTCTTTAGGGCAAGTATGCAGGCGGCTGACAGGTCGGCAAGGGCTACAGTTAAAGACCCCATAGGAGTTGCCCTAAAGAGCCTTGTGGCTATTACAGTGCCTAGTGTACTGCTCTACGCAGTCAATAGGAATAATCCGAGCTATAAAGAGATACCACAATGGCAGAAGGACTTGTTCTGGATTGTGCCCATAGGGGGGATAAACTTTAGGCTACCCAAACCCCTTGGCTATGGACAAGTGTTTGGCTCGCTTGCTGAAAGGTTCTTGGAATACCTAGACACCAAAGACCCAGACGCTTTCAAGGGCATGATTAAATCTTTTGCTACGTCATTTGCCCCTGTCAGCGATGCTTCGGATATAGTCCCAACTGGCCTTATGCCCTTTATAGAAAACTCAATAGGCGAGGGCGGATATAGTTTCTTTAGGGGCACTGATATTGTCCCACGCAGCAAACAGGACGAACTACCTGAGTATCAATATGGCCCATATACTTCTGAAACAGCAAAGATGCTAGGCAAAGCCTTCAAATATTCACCTGCCAAAATAGAGAACTTGGCAACAGGTTTCTTTGCTGGTAGTGCTGATTATGGGTTCAAGGCTACTGATGCCCTGATAGATGGCATTAGAAAGTCTGCTCAATTAGAGCGTGAGCCTGAGCGAAATACGGCATTAGCAGACATTCCAGTTGTTAAGGGGTTCGTGGTACGCGACCCCGAAAGCGGTCAAGCCAAGAGTTTTAGGGACTTCTATGACAATGCCGAGAAGGTCAGCAAGGCCTACAATTCGTTCAAGGAAGCTGTTAAGCAGGGCAATACCAAACAGGCCAATGACATCGCACAGGAGTACCCCTACCTTGTTGGTGGCGAGTTCCTGCCTAAGATGATCGAAACGATGTCCCAATACAACGCCGAGATAACCAAGGCTTACGGTAATGCAAATATTACGGCTGACGAAAGAGAGAGTCAACTTAAAATGCTGTATAAGGCTAGGCTTGAACTTGCCCAGTCTTTTAATGCAATACTTGAACAATCACAAAAGAGTCAACTAGCGAAAGAGGACTAACCCATGCCCCCTGAACACAAAATAGATGAAGGTACGATGGCCATAATTGAGCTTACCGCCCAAAGGGTTGTTAAAGGGGCTATGAAAGAGTTCAGGCTTGAATATGAGCAGGCAATAGAACTGCACACGGCTAAGTGTGAAGCTCGCAAGCTGGGGGCATTTAAAGCCTCTGTGGTAGGTGCCGTAGGCGCATTTGTCATGCTGGCAATACAGTGGGCTAAAGAGGCCATGTTTAAATAAATAAAAAAGAATAGGTAAGTCGTTTGTGTATGATAAGTTACGGACACAGTAAGAATAAAATGATTGGCGTACCACTATTAGCCGATATAATGTACTCCTTTAATGGAGGTTATTATGAAGCGTCTGATAGTCATATTGCTGGTCTGCACTACATGTCGGGCTGATTCACTAGCTGAATTTAGCGAATGGTGGCTATGTGAACAAGATTGTAAATATGACTATACAGGAGACAATACAGTGAACTTAAAAGATTTTGCAATATGGGCATTGATGTATTCGTCGGCATTTGGTTCTGATTCCCTCTACAATATTCCCGCTATTACCTACGATATGACGGATGTATCCGCCAGAGTTGAGGGTACGACTTTAACCCCCACTGGAACGGGCGTAACTATCGAGCTTGATTCGACTGTCAAAAGTCCGTTTGATGGCGGAAGCACAATAAAGTTCTTGGCTAAATCAGGGGTCAATAGTTATGCCTATATCACACCTGTTGCACCGATTCCCGTTGGTACTCACATCGGCTTGTTGATTCGCGTTGACAATGCAGCCGCTAATACAGACGGCAGTTTTCAGCTTAAATTTTTCAATGGTGCGTCTGCAAATTACGGTTTTAACGTCTTATTGGCAGCATCGAATTATGGTATTGAAGCTAACAAATGGAAAATCTGCTGGATAAAGAGAGGTCAATTTACAGGCTCCAGCACACCAGCAGATTGGGCGACAAGTGAAGCTAATCGTACCTATACATGGACTAAGATATTTATTCAAGCAGCGGCCCCAAGTGCGGATATAACCTATCACATCGGTGGTATTGTTACTTATACGCCTGCAAAAGCAAAAATCATACTCTGTATGGACGACGGCTACGCTTCGGCATATACAGAGGCTTACACGAAATTTAAGGCTCACGGCTGGCGTGGCGTGGTTGGGGTAAACTCTGCTTTGGTGGGAACGGCTGGTTTTGCCACGCTCGCACAGCTTAAGGAGATGCATGATTACGGCTGGGACATAGCAAACCATACTTCCGATCACACACAGGGAACAAACCTAGTTGCGCCGGATGCGTATATCAGCAAGGTTGCGGCGTGCAAGGCCTATCAGATGGCGAACGGTTTAACTAAAGGGTCTGATTTCTTTATAGCCCCCGGTAATGATTTGCGGCTGAATGATTTAAAGGGGGCTGATTATATAGAGCCATTCTTTCTCATGGGCAGGGGTAGGTCAGCAAGATCGGTTTATGGCGACGCTTTAATTACGAGTACCTTCACAGGGGACGTGTATTCATCCATTGTGCCAACCGACCTTATGAACATCCCTTATTACTCATTGGGTTCTCATACGTTGGCAGAGATACAGACATTTGTGGCAACAACCACCCTGCACAGAGGTGTTGGAATAATGTATGCCCACAAGGTTATTGATGCCACAGCCGAGCAAGTTTCAATTGCGACTTTCGATGCTCTTATAGCCGACCTTGCGGCAAGAGAAGCGGCAGGAACGCTTGAGGTTATCACCTTTACGGATTGGTGGAATCAAATACATAAGAATCCACAGGTACGATACCCGACAACAGCATCTAGTATTTACGATAGGTACGACTTTAACACATATTACGAGTAACACAAAGGGCGGCCATAGAGCCGCCTTTTTTATTATCCTACCAAGCCCCAATCAGCAGAGGGCATTTTAGCGTGAGCCTCAATCATTTCCCGTTCAACATTGATATAGCTTTCTCTATCCACTTTAGGGTCCGAATGGCTCAACTGTTGTGTAGCGACCCAGCCTGATTGAGACTTACCGGCAAGGGTAGATGCACAAGTACGCCTTAGATCGTGGAACTTGCATTTAACCAGCTTCTTCATAGCTTCCCATTTGAGATTCGGGAATACTGCACTTTTGAGTATCTTATCTGATGGCTGGCCAAAGGTAGAATCAATATATCTTTTAACCTCCCTTGTGCATATTGGCGACATGTAGATATAAGGCGAAATCTTACGTGTCTTTTTCTCCACCACGTCCACCAAGCGATTGTGAGCCACGTCTAACTGCTCACGTCTAAGTGTCCATATATCACCCCTACGAAGCCCTGTATAAACCGCTATAACGATGCCCAGTCTTAGTTCAGGGTCGGTACAGCTTGTGATAAGGGTCTTGACCTCGGCATCCGTTAAACGGCGTATAGGCTTCCTCTCGGTCTTAAGTGGCATAATCCTGAACCTGCCCTTGAAGTATTCCAAGTCCTTGCCCCAATAGATAAGCGACTTGAGATTGCGTAAATCTTTGTTAACTGTAACAGCACTAACCTTTTCCTTGCGACTGTCAATGAACTTGTCGATAAGCTTTTGACAGAATTGAATATTGTTAGGCTGGCCCACAGTCTCAACAAACAAGTCAAGGGTATTGTCGATGTCGTCTATACTGGCTTGTGAGATATTCCTACGCTTCTTATAGGCGATAAAGTTATCCCTTAACGTGGGCCAAGGTATAACCTGCTTTCGTCTTTCCATCATAGGCAGGTCGGTATTTATTTCGATGTACTTCATATTGGCGGCAAGCTCTACATCTTTGGCTGGTGTGCCTATGGGGAAGGTTTGGGCCAACTGCTTAAGCCTGCCTGTCATTGGGTCTCGTTCAGACCAGAACAAGGTAGGGGCATTGTCGCGGTCTTTTCTTACTCCAATTCTAACCTTGTGTACTCTTGGCATATACTTTAGCCTCCAAACTATTTACCGAATTAAATAATCTTGTTTCAATTCCGAATCAAAGTATATGCCAAGTATCGGCCAAAGTCAAGTTTTGGTGTATAATTATTTTAAAGATTGCTGTAAGTGGTGGATTTTAAAGGGTTTAAAATGCGCCCGACTGGACTCGGACCAGTAACCTTCGGATTCGAAGTCTGATTTGATATGTTTGTTTAAAGCGAATGGGGCGGGATAGGGTTAAAAATCGCTATACTGTACTATCGTATCTATCGTAAATATTGTCAATATATCTACCAAGTATCTACCAAGACTATATGCAAGTATATCGGACCGCTTCACGTTCTTTATCATCAAGCCACTGGCTAAGTCTATCAAGTCGATAACACACCCTGTCGCCTATCCTGATATGCGGTGGTACGTTTCTAGGATTGCGATTGCGGGCGCAAGCTAGGGCTGCGTAGGTCATGCCTAACTTAATCGCCATTTCTTTCTCAGTCAACGTCAATGGTTGTTCTTGCATGGTGTCTCCTTATGCGCACACTCGTAACAAAGGTAATACTCGCTCTTGGGGTACTTGGCTTCAGGGTCTATAACTGTACCCATGCCAACCCAACCTTGGCGCTCAGGGTGGTATCGGCAGGGGTATGGGCCGGTGTAGGTCATAATCCCCTTACTCGTAGATTGTTTGACCACATGATTAAGCATAAAACCAAGCCTGCTCTCCAATTATTAATAAATAAATAAACCCAAGCGGCCAAAGCCATTACGTGTGCTATTAAAGCGATTATGTTATTAGTCATCATTCCGCCCTCTCGTTGTTAAATGGTTATAGTTATCCAAGCATTCTCGTAAATTGTCAGCGTCAGACTTTTCATTGCAGATAGGGAAATGGGAAGAAGCCTTGTCGTATTCATCAGCCAACTGCGACAACATGCCATGTATTTCCGTGAGTTGCCTATTGATTGCATAGTTATATCTGCCGCATTCACAGGCACAGCTAATATCCTCAATCTTCTGTATAATTTGCCTAAGCATGTTCATATCCCTCACATTGAATAACTGCTAATACAGCCGTACCGAAGTGGGTGCGTTTCTTAAAACCACACTGGCATTCGTATTTGCATGTTGAACAAAGCCCTTGCTCTGCTTTAATGCCACTACAGACTTTGCATGTTCCACAAGTGCTTGTAAATCAGCCCACTTAATATCCATTGCGCTTTCGCTATCCTTCTCATAGGCTTCATCTCGCTTAGATGCCCTGATATTGATAGGATTGAGATTGATTTGGACATAGCAATCCATATCCCTATCGCCGTTCTTGTGGCTACAATACTGTGGCATTACGGTACTATAATTGACAAAGCCAAATTCGATATTGGGGTAGCATTCCCATGTGTGGCCGTTAAGTATTACCTTTTCCATTGCTTCTCCTATAAAAAGCTACATTCAGAACTGTACATATCTAAGTTTCGTTTGGGGATTGACAAGGCACTAAGTATCTTTGCAGCCTTTTTGTCATTGTAATATTCCCAATCAGGACACTCGAAACCCCTAGCTCTTGCCGCACCTCGTACATGACAGCATCCACATTCATCGGGATACCTGTCGCACCTATTGTCTCGTTTAGTCATTACTTCCTCACTTTCCTACTTAAAATAATCCCCATTATTAAGAAACTCATCGTTACGGGTTCAGGTACTTGTCGAAATTCCAGTGTAAATTCATCATAAGGCTGGCCATATGTACGAATTGTGAACGCTTGTAAACATGAGACGGGGTGGATAAAATCGTCTACACTTGTTAATAAGTGTATGTTAATTAATCCATCCCCTTGGGCCACAAACGACCTTCTCCAGCCCCCGCCTTGACCTAGGTTAAACTCATAGCTACCGTAGGTCAGTGGGATAAAGGCTGGGTATGCTACAGGTTCAGGGGTGAAGCTGGCATCAAATGAGAGTATTACGGCACAAATTAGGGTTATCATTTTGTGGCCTCCCGCTTCTTGCCTTCCAATTTATCGCAGGTCTTGATTATTCGTTCTGCTATCTTCCGAGCCTCTTTTACTTTTAGCCCTTGCTCTGGCATTCTGACATAGAGGTATCTTGTTGTGCCCCTATTGGCATGAATTATCTGTAGTTGATAGTACGCATCTCTCATCATATTCTCCTTATTCTTGTTTAAACTTCGTATACGCCTTGTACAGCGGTTATCTACCTTTACCCTATCTATGTAGCCCCTAGGCCTGTTAACGTGCGTACGGGGCTTGTAGAAGGTTGTAGGGGTGTTCTAGAGTTTATATGCCTCAACCTTCTGGCAGGGCAGGTTTGCAATATAGGGCTGCCACGGCATATCAGCTTTGCTTGTTACGTCAAACTTGATTAGCCCGACATGCACCTTGCCTGAACATTGTCTTGCACCAAACTTTGAGCCAAAGCCTTGTAAAGCTGGGGTGGACATAGCAAGCCAATTCTCACCACCACAGAACGTATAGTAGTGGACATGGGAGCGAATGATTACATCTGATTCAGGTTGCAATTCGTGTTCAGCGTGCCAAACTTGATTCCATAGCTTCTCTTTTGCAAGTGGTGTCATTCTGGCATGAGGGACAGAGCTAGAAGCCACCTTGTGCTTGACATCAAACTTAACCCCATTAATGTCGTACCATTCATGGCCGCCAATACGCTCGGCCTTGACATTAGCAGCTAAACCAGCTTCCCAATCTTCCTCTTGTCCGGTATGGTAGGGCGTGCCATAGGTCATAACTATCTTCTTGGCATGGCAACGCTTAATGCAGTATTCAGCCATTTCGGTTTGAATCGTTCGATCAGATGTAATAAGTTCGGTTCCACCTGAACGCTCGCCCTTGCCCTCGATTGAATCCCCGTTGTCGATAAGAATGTCAATCGGGCCTAAACTGTCGATAGTCTTGGTGAAGTAATCCCAAACAGCCCTTTGGGTTATTGCAAACTTGGTCTGCCATGTCGGGGGTTCACTTGGGTCGTAATGGTACTGCCAATTAGGGGGAGTTAAGCCCACCTGATGGCCACAGTGTTTGTCAGATATAATCACAACTCTTTTGGTTTTTGCCATCCTTGGCCCTTTCATTTGCTGTCTTTAATTTGGCCCACAATAAACTGTAATAAGTATGCGTAGGCTTCTTCTGAATCGTCTGTTAGCTTTAGCCCACGATTAGCCATAAGCCAGTGCGAGGCGTGGAAACATTCGTGTGAAATCAAGTCCCACTTACCCTTTGGTGCCCAGATAAAGCCTACGTCTGTGTTGTCTTTTTCATAGACTTCAAATCCTGCACCAGAAGTCTTGTCTGAAAATATCGACTTAATCTTTAACTGCTTGTCGATTATTCGGGCGTACTCTTTGTAGCTATTAGCAGGGATATAATAGAAGTTAGCCTGATATAGAGGCTCGTAAATATGGAGTATTTTCTTGTACCACTTATTCATCACTTGCCCCCTAGTTCTGGATACCAGCCTGTAACAAGTTGCCAGATGGCCTGATTTTGTTCAGGGATGGACATAGTGCGGTTGTCGAGAACGTGGTCAAAAAGAATGGGCGAACTGCTCTTTAGCTTTAGGCTTTGAACCATAATTTCATCCAACGCCGTCTCTGACTCATGCTGGTCTTGGTCTGCAAATGGCGCACGGGTAAACCTAATCACCTTGCCACCTAGGTCTTGGATAGCCTTGACTTCGTTGGGGAAACGAACATCTGGCACAAGGATATAGTCATAATATGGATACATGGTTTTGACTTCATATTTCCAGTTCTCTACCCACACATCGGGCCAGATAGCCCTAAAGAAATCAGTGCCTACAATTTGAAGTAACTGCCTATAAGTCTTGCCACAAGGGTGTATCGTGTTCTTGACAGCATCATCGTCAAAGCTTTCTATTGTCTTGCCTATGGTTGGGGCAATGAAGTAATAATTCACAACCCGCTTCAAAGCATCTGCAAACGAAACTGGGGCTACTGTTTTGCCAAGAGCCTCTAGTTTTCTTGTGAGGTCGCCAACTGCCGTAGTCTTCCCACCTTGTTTCTTGGCCGAAAAGCCCAATATGATTCTACTCATTCGTAATACTCCTTCATTTCTTGAATGTTATAAAAAACTGGCATATCTAAACTTAAGGCCAATGCCACTTCTGCATCTGCACCCTTGCTTTCGCCCGGTATTCTCAATAGACAATCACAAGCCACAACCCAAGCGTTGTTGTATTCAGTCCAGACATCGTAAGCCTTGGGCGAAACTATGTGCCAAAGGTGGGTAAGCAGGGGACAGAAGGGGATAAAGCCTTCGTCCAATATCTTATCACAGGCAAATATCATTGTTCTTGTGTTAATAGCTGGGTCGCCTATTGTGTAGGGGCCAGCTACGTAGACCTTGTACTTTGGTGGAGCCATTTGTTCCATTTCCTTACTCATTCTTTCTCCTTTTTAATCAAGCCCGTCCTGTAAGAGCGGCAGGCATTATGATTTAGCTGACCGAATCCGCAAATGCTATTGCCATGCGTTTTGCATCATCAAGCGTTTTTGCCTCGAATCCCACTGGTAAGCGTCTATCTTTTTCGGGATGTTCTTCCAGATACGAATCAACCCATCCAGAGGACGCACAGCAATCACCATCTTTGACAATAGAACCAATACCAAAGCCGAACATTGCCCTATGACTCCAGCCATACCATTTGTTTTCAGATTGATTAAAACCTATCGAGCATACATTGTGCTCTGGGTCTGATTTCTGGATGATAGTAATACCATCTTGAAACAAACGGTATACATCTTCAATACTGCCGATATAGCCGCCATCGTGCGAATATGCCGCCCACCAATTATCGCCAGTACCACAAGCCGGTTCCCATCGCACCTCAAAGTATTTCGAAAGTAAATTACGCACTTCGGGTTTGTAATACCCCTTGTCGAATGGGCTGTATTTAGGTTTAACAACAATGTAACATTTGAGCCTGCCAATCTTGAAAAGCCGTTGCACTGGCTGGAACTGTTTGCTTGAATACGCACAGCCCCAAAAAAACTTTATTCCAAGTTTCCCTTCGATAGATGTTTTCAATTTATCAATCCTTTCCCTGCATAGCAGGATTAAATACTATTTTAGGACACCACGCTGGCGGTGTTCCATCGGTATCACATGGTTTATTTGTTATCTGGCATATCCGGTCAATATGCTCTCGGTCGGGACAGATGGCGGGGATGGGGTTAGATGGGGTCATTTTGTGCCGTCCTCGTCCTTTGTTTCCCATGTCCAGAAAATCAATGTGAATACTGCCCAGAATCCCCAACCCCAACCAATATCACCATTACTTGCCAAATGTGCGTACACACTAGTTAGGGCCAGCCCAACAACTACTATTGCGCCCGCAATATTATTAGACCATTCCATTATCCCACCTTTCCCAATACCGTTTTTGCATGGGCGATAAGCTCGGGGAGATCGTCAACCAATTCGCCGCAAATAGAACATTCTATTCGCCCAGTTTTCCATATTTGAACACGGCTTTTCTGTCCGAGATATTGCATGTACCATTCGCCGCACTGGTATACTTCCCACTTTCGCCCGCTTTTTAGTTTAATTGTGGTCACGGGTAGACTCCTCTCTATATGTGCACGTGCAGCCTTCGCTTAAAAGTTTGCCGCAAGAACTGCACTTCTCACTGGCTTCACCGATATGATCGAGCTGGGATTGAAACTTAGTAAGAAGTGATTCTCGTATGGGGTCATACAAACCATCTTGCCAACTCGTTAACGCCGATCTGATTGCGGCTTTTTCATTTTCATTTAATACCACCACATCGGGGCGGGTATTCCATGCGGCAATGGCTTCGGCCTCGGTAGGAAATTCCGTAGTTTCACAATCTGCTGGGCACCAATCATCAATTACGCCCTCTGTACCGTGATAACAACTATCATTGGCACAGCAACTTACACGATACATGGTTGGAGCATCGTCGTCATTGCGTATCGTATATAGTTCAGCCCTGCTTCCACAGAATGGACACGCTTTCAATTCTGGTTTAGTCATTTGCTCACCTCGGATTTCTCTTGCATAACTGTTATTTTTTGCAGAGCCTTATTGACATGACGATTACCATTCCATGACTGGTGTTTCCGTTTTAATAGCCATAGGGCATTGCTTAATACACACAACTCTCTAACGGTGAAAGATATTTGCTTGCATGTGGCACATGGCACTAATGTTTTTAGCTTACTCATTCCTTCACCTCCTGAATCTCACCGCCACATGCTGGGCAATATTTCACTTTTGATTCATCGTCTGCAAATGCGGGAACAAATGGTAAATAAGCATCACAGCTAGTGTGATAACATCCCCAACCATCCATTTCCCATTTGCACACCTTTACGGCTGTGGCGGGCTGGGCAAGAATAAATCTGCAAAGCATACTACAAATGAGCGACCAATCATCCATCTCAAGCGTCATCTTTTCACGGCCACCAACATATTCCATTTGGGCCTTAATGTTGTAATGTCGCTCTATTTCTTCTCTGCTAACGGGTTCAAGCTTTTGCTCTACCGGCTGGGCAAGGGATTGCAAAATAGCAACAACGCCAGCTAAACCCTTTGCCCACGAAGTCTCGTTTTCGTCTAACATCTCTTTCTGAATATCGTGTAGTATTCGTGTTGCTTCTGTTATTGCTTCGGGGTAGTTCATTTTGCCTCCAAAATTAAGCCCATCTTATTTGCTATCGCCTCTGCATCGGGTTTACGGCAATTAGCTGATATTGAATGTGTCGCTGGGCCTTCCCTTAGAATAATGTTTATGAAACTTGGTATACCATAATTACTCTCGTGGTATTCGATGGATTCAACTGTTATCATTTTGTCTCCATAAGTTCGGGGTTGTCTGTGGTATTGCCGATGACCTGAATAGGCTTGCGGTCCATATTCCCATCTTGATTGCCTTCGTCGTCGCCATTTATTGCACACAAGCCGAATGAGCACGAAACATCGCACCATTGGCAAACACCAATTTGTTGCTCATTGCAGTCATCTCGATATAAAATAATATCGTTTTCAAAAACCCTAGTGTCGTCTCTGTCTGTCTTGCCGGTAAATTCACCAACCGTGGCGGGGTCAACTTCATAAGTAACGGCGTAGATTTGATAGAACGGCTTGCCTTCAATCATGCGGGTTAATTTTCTCTCGCTACTGACCATGATTACACAGGCACCATCATTGTACTTTATGAGACATCCTTCTGCCCATTTTCCATTGTCTTTTCGCTTGCCTCTAAATTCAGTCGTTCTCATTTGTTCACCTCTGGATATTCCCTAATTCTCAAATCCTCTGGAAATTCGTTTATGTCCTCAATTACCTTGTTGCCTATATCCAGTTGCTTGACAAATACCTTTACCCCAGCGTTCTTACACTGGCTAACAACATCACGAATCCAAGCAATATTACATGGCCTGCGTTTCGGGCCTGATTCGCAACCACAAATAACCCAGTCGATGCGTTCCTCAACTACCTTCATTGGGAATCGTTCACCCGTTCGAGTATCTCTGGTCGGCGGGATAATTGTTTTACGCAAATACCGCCTTCCGAGATGTGGCTTCCCAAGCAACTTGTCATAATCTTCCAATATAACAGGCCCAACCATCGGCTCAATACTCAAATACCGTACTGCGGCAGGCACTTGCAAAAGATGCGGGATATTCTTGTCTGCATCTTCTTGGCAGGAAATTGACGTGCCGAGCCAAAGATTACGGAATGGAAAGCCCGTATTGTAAGGCACATACTTTTGCGGCCCTAAAATATCATATCCAGCCTTGCGTACTGGACCTGCATAAGTTTGCAGAGTAATTACCTTGGCAGCATTGTATGACCGCTTAGTGAGCATGAGATATGTATGCTGTGGTGAACTTTCGATTACAGATAGTACCGCATAAATCATATCAACTGGCATATTGTCATGAAACAAATCCCCCATAAACGCTACGCCTATTCTGGCGGGCTTCTTAACCGAAAGCGGTTCGTCCAGCCTATCGGGGTGCAAGGTAACTTTAAACGGGTTCTGCTTGTCGTAACCAGCTATGCCCATGCCAGCAAGACGTTTGGCCATTGCCTGCGCCCAGCAGTTCTTGCAGCCCGTACCAATTGGCGTGCAGCCCGTTACGGGGTTCCATGAATAATCCAAATATTGTATGCCTGTTCTGTTCATTTCTTCTTCCTCTGTTTAAATTTGCCCCGCCCTCAACAAGCGGGGCTATGGTAGTCATATTAAGTTTTTAACGATAGGTCATTGGCACCTCCTTTCTTCCATGCCCAGCCTCCGAAACATCTGACGGCTGAATAGATAATCCTGCGGATAACGACGTTCACCCCAAGCACAACCATGCCTTCCAAAAGAATCTGATCGCACTGTTTGCGGGTGTACATCTGCGGGTTAGGCTTGTTGGCGTAGTCGCCCTGAATGCCGTAGAGATAATCATGGACTATCGCAGCTTTGCCGTAACTTCCGTAGGGGCTAAGGATATTCCAGAACAATCTGGGTATTGATGCAAAGTCTGTTTCCATACCTGCCGGACAATGGATTATCTTGCCGCTACCAAGGTCGCCTACCTCGTAATCGAATTCTTCAAGCAATCGCCAATGGTTAGCACTGACAAATTCCACTTTTAAAGGCGATGTGAAGCTACTCATGCTACCTTCCTATTCTTGTAAACGTATGTTCCGATGAATCCGAGCAATCCAGCAAGTGCTGTCGATAGTGATGCGGTTTCAGTGCTGACACCTGAATCGTCGGCATTGACCTCTTTGGCCGCAGTAGCAAATGCTTGCGCACTAGCCGCAAAATTAGTTATTGCTGTTGCCAAGTTGGGGTCAATCACAGATACTACCTGAACCGCCGTAGCTACCTTTGTAGCCGTGTTAGCGTCGCCTACGGCCTTGATATTGGCTATCAGAGCTTTGGCCTCAAGAACGGCCTGTTTCAAGGCATTAGCGTCTTGTGCGACCTTATTCAAGGCTTCTGTGGCTGTGTTTATATTCGAAACAGCCTTAGTCGAATCTCCCATGCAGCCGCCAAGAAAGCAGGCTCCTACCATAACCAGAACTACGAACATTACTTTTTTCATACAAAACCTTTCTGCGTTAATAACGCATTAAATTACTGCTTATACCTTGCTAGGATTACGCCGCTCAAGAAACAGCATGGCCACACAATGCTTGCTAGTGGCGTTACCTGATAGCCTACTATCCCAAGAGAAACACTAAGTAAAATTACTGCTATGATCTCTCCGATATTGAATTTCATTTTCGCCTCTTATAAAAACAATCCAAAGATAAAACCCAGCCCAGCAAGAGCAACATCTACTGGCCCACTAGAGCCACCCTTAACCGTCAACACCATCTTGTTAGGGTCGTTAGCATCAGGGGTAAACTGTGCCTGCATGTCCTTTAAAAAAGTAGTTGACTGTGATTGAATCACAACGCCATTGGGTAGCTTGGCTGTGGTCTTTTGGGTACAGCAACCGCATACCAGTATGGGCACTAGGCACAATATCAGGAGGGGTTTCATTTTGAGCCTTTCTTAAAGAGGGGGTTACTTTGATTCTGCTTTGGGCTTAAGTTCTGTTATCCAAGCGTCTGCCAAGTCCACAACCTTGCTTGGCAACTGTTTAAGCTGGTCGTTCTGCTCGATAGCGTTGGCTATCTTGGGCACAATGATTATTGCGGCCATTTGCTTAGTAGAGGGAATTAATGCGGCTACAAACGCAAACACAACACACAGTAATAATGTTCGTTTAATCCACTTGGCACACACCTTGATAATATCATCGTCGCAACAAGCAACGGCTGCGATGGCAAGAAAAATTGAAGCTATGCCCGCCAAGATAGCGACAAGAATTGCGAACTCCTGCAAATCATCCAACTTCACCAACCAGTACATTTCCCACATTGTCATCTTTCATTCCTTTCTAAACTTTATTTTCAAACCTGAAACATTTCAGGTCAGCTATCAGCTCTACCTTACCCACCATTCCGTCCTTGTTCTTGGTTATTAGTACCTCTGTAATATTGGTGGGGTTTTTAGTCTGTGTATAAAAGTCGTCCCTGTAAATCAGCATGATTCCATCTGCGTCTTGTTCCAGACTGCCACTTTCTCTAAGGTCAGATGAGATAGGCCTTTTATCTGCTCGTTCTTCGCACCTTCGGCTAAGCTGGCTCAAGACAATGACTGGCAAATCAACTTGCCTTGCCAGTAGTTTCAAGTCTCTCGATATGGAAGCAACCTCACCCTCACGGTTGTTGAACTTTTTACCACTAGACATAAGTTGCAAATAATCAATAGCCACCAGCTTAATACCGTACCTTTGCTTGTAGGTAATGGTGTCGGTCAGTATCTTTGCGGGAGTAAGATCAGGAACATCTGCTAGATATATAGGCATATCAGATATTGCACCTGCCGCGGAATAAAGGGCTTCCCAGTTTTTAGTACCAAGTGCGCCAAGTCTGATTTGATCGCTTGAGACCTTAGACTGACTACCCAACATTCTGTCCTGCCATACGTACTTGGCGGCCTCTAGTGAGAACACAAGGCTTGGAATACCATCTGTTGCGGCTGATTCCAGTGAGTTCTGAATCAAACTGCTTTTGCCCATCGAAGGCCTTGCCCCGATGATGTATAGTCTGCCGTTCTGCCAACCGCCGAAACATTCATCTATCTTACGGAATCCAGTAGAAATGCCGGGCAATTCCTGTTTCTTTGTCCTCTGCTCGAAAACCATAAGCCTCGATGTAATATCTGAGCCTACTAACGTAATGTCGTGGTGAGTCCCCGGACGTGTCTCAAGTAGAGCCTGCTCAAAGGCGTCAACCTTATCTTTCTCGCTTTCCTGTGGGTCGTATAGACGCTCTATTAGCCTCTCAGCGGATGCAATCATTGTCCGTTCATTAGCATGGGTTTTGACTATTTTGGCGTAGTAATACCAGTTAGCAGATGATGGCACTGATTCAGCAAGCTTCTTGAGATAGGCCACGCCGCCAACTGTTTCTAGTTTGCCTATACTCGTAAGCTCGTTGCGAACCAGCACAAGGTCTATTGCTTGGCCTGCTGATTTCATATAACACTTGAGCAATGCCTGATAGATAAGCTTATTAGGCTCGTCATAGAACATCTCAGGCTTAACCCTGCTATGGGCATCGCCTAGCAACTTAGGCTCGATTATCAATGAGCCAAGCAGGGCTGCTTCTGATTCTGGGCTGTGGGGTAGGGTTTTCATTTAGACACCTTCTCGCATGTAACAATCCATACCCATTTCCACCAACCAAACTCAAGCGACCATGAGCCATCAAACCATTTGAACCAAACGATCTCTGGTAATACAAATCTGTATCTACCGGCTTCTACTTTTTCTATTTTCATTTCATTGCTTCCAAAAGTTTAACAATTTGACCCATTCTGCCCGCAATACATACTAGTAGGGCCAGTACCCATATCCCGAATGCGTATTTCATTTCATCTCCTGCAATGCTTTTTCTCTTGGCGTAAGCGTAGGCTGGGCATGGACTGGGGTAGATGCTTGTCCACTACGGCCACGCTTCCACGTCCTTACAGCCGCCTGCCAGCTAACCATAGGGGACTTGCCTATCTTCCAGCCCTTGCTTTCGTAGAAATCACAGAACTGTTCACCGTCTAGGTCAAAGTTGATAGACTTGGCGTAGGCTGTAATTTCATCTGGGGTTGGCTTAGTCATTTTGCCTCCAACGCTGCTTTGAACTGCTTAGCCAATGCCTGTAAAACCTTGCTGTGGCCGTTTATAGCGGCCTGAATGTCCTTAAGGCTCTTACTGTCGGCCTTAAGCAGATGCGCGCCTAATAGCCCCCTCAGCAGGAACTCAACCGTGGGGTAGTATTTCTCGGCAGTCCAAACCTTCTGGCCAGCAAACTTGCCCTTTTGAGCAACCCGCCCTATTTCAAGGATAAACTGGTACTCGTCTGTGGTAATTCTGTGAGTTTCATCTAGGTATATTTCAGTCATGCATTTCTTCCTTTGCATCATCTTCTAGGAATTCAATCCGCTGCTCAGCTTCTTTAAGTTCATCTCGTAGACAAGAAACTGTGGCCTTTTCGTCCCCTACTTAGCCAAGAGCATCATCAAGTTTTTCTAGTGCCTTGCACAAAGGGCACTCAACTTTGTCGCTGATAACGTAGCAGTCGTGATGTTCGCAATGATATAAACTCATGCCTATCTCCTTAATAACATTGCCGTTAATTGATCGTTCAGGTCTTGCCAGATGGCTTCGTAATTGGGCTTTTTGCCTGCGTTGGTTCGGTCGTCAGAATGTTCCTTAACCCAATCGAATCTATCTGTGTCAAGTTCAAACAGCGATTCAATCAGGTTAGCGCTTGCCCCAGTATTAGCATGGCCACTACAAACTGGGTCGTACTTGTGGTGGTTGTCGCAAAGGCATATCCCGTTGTTAAGTTCATACCTGTACTTAGACCTGCAACCAGTCTTGCCTAGGATATGGTGAGCATCTAAACCACCCGTATTGTAGTCAGGATAACACTTGACCGGCTCACCAGCCTTGCCACAGACCTCGCACTTGAACCCAGCCCGAAGCTTGACGAGCAAAGCCCACAAGCCATCGCATTTCCTAACCAGAGCCTTGTTGGACTTACGCTTAACCTTCTTTGTCTTTGGGCCTTGGCCTTTTTTGAATCCTAGTTTGGTCATTAGTAGATACCCCCTTGGCCCTTGTCTACCATACTAATCCTGTCCATTGCTGGCCCAGCAGGGGCTAAATCATAAGCTTCGAAGCCTTCTGTTAACATGTATCCAGCCATTTCTAAGGCTTTCCAAATTGTCTCTATGGCTTCGATATAACCGCCATAGATTTTGTTGTTAACTGCTATACCTGCTTCTTCCAATGCCTTGTCAGGACTTCGGAAAATATCTCGGTTTTCATCATAACTAATCCAGTAGTGGCCATCGGCAGGGTGTACGTATATGCCGACTTCGTTTAAGGATAGCAATTTTTTGAAGTATGTTTCGTAATCAATCATTAGTGAACCTTTCGCATGGCATCTACAACAACAGAAAGCTTGTCAAAATACTCAAACACCTGCTTGCGAAGGTATGCTTCCATTGGCTCACGTTCTTCTGTGTCTTCGTTTATGACCTCACGTGAGTCGTCATCTTCTTGCCAAATACATTGACCAAAAAATTCAATGGCGGAACTTACGCCATCCGAAGAAAAGGCAAAAACAGAAAGCCTGTCTTCCCACCAACCATTTTCAAAAAACTCTCCGTTTAAAGCAGCAACCGCATCAATACATTCTTGTTCTAATTCCATAAAGTCGTCCTTGAATAAGTGTTAAAGCCTTGGAGTGGAATCGAACCACTGTCTATGTCTTGGGGACATCGCTTTTGCCATTAAGCTACCTTGGCGCAAAAGCTGGCAGTGGGTTAAGGTTTAGAGCCTTTTGCTCTTAGTCAGCCAGTCCCGCTTGGACTAAAGGGCCTGCATCGTGCAGCACTGCCAGATTGTTTTCATGGCATACAAGCTAGTGCATTACTGCAACACGGCCTAGACCGACGTTCACTTGTATGCCAATTTTGGTGGGGCAAGGCTGTATCTAGCCAGTTACAGAAGGAGTTTAGCCATTCTAAACCAAGACGCTCGGCGTTAACTAGCAAACATCCTTCGGGATTACTCCCTATGAAGCCATCATTACCCTGCGGTTTCCCGCCACTTGCCCCGTTATTAACTTGTAAGCTGGTTTGATTACCCTCAAGCCAGCAAAAGGTGAGGAGGAGGAAATGCTATTTGTCTTTCAGGGCACTTATTATTTCGTCGATGTCAGTTTTGTATGAATACGAGTTGTCGCTAACTATCTTGGCAACTATCAGTAATACTCGAACCATCAGCTTTTCTCTCAGCGTCAAATCCTTTGTCATATTTACCTTCTTTCTAAATCTTCCTTTGTTTTATGTTCACATCTCTTACACATCTTGTCTTTAGTACACTCATCGCAGTCTTGTATATGGCTTCTAATCAAGGGCTTCCCTGCCCATGTCTCGGCCTCCGTGGGGGTTAGGCTGTCGTAAGGGCTATTCATCAGTGGCGTGCTCTAGATACCTATTGATGCTTTGCCAGCCATTTAACTGTGCACGAACCACATCCAAGGCTTTAATAGTTAGCGCGTACTCCGTATCTGCTAACTCCTTGACTTCAAGATGATCTGCACAGAACGACTTAGCCATCTTCTCAATAAGCGTAGCTTGCGGGCCTTGAACCATATGGCCGTGAAGTTCCATTTCTTCGCCATTCCGAATACGAGCCATGTAGATACCTACCTGTTTGTCGTATTCTGCTATTGTCTCGGCCCGCCTTTGCGCAAGCCCCTTGATGCTTTTAAGGAGAATGTCAAGTTGCTCAATCTTTTTTTGAATCTCTAACGCTACGCTTAAAATTTCCATATTTCACCTTATTGAAAGTCTGGTTGTGATTCACCAAGGGGATTACTTGCGGGCAACTGGCCTGTTTGCACAAACTGGTAGCCAGCAACGGCCAATCCAAGAACCTCTGTGGGGGCAACATCGTTCATTCCAGTGAACCTATCACATGCCGCTTTAAAACAAGCCTGACGCTCAATAGACGTGTCTCTGGTGCTGCCTTGGCTTAGGGTGGGGGGGGAAGCCTGTGGCCCTTGTGGGGTCTGTGGCGAGGCCTGCCGGCCGCCTACGGGACCATCAAAGAAGCCTGAATACGCCAAGCCATTTCTGCCCTGATATGTTGACACACTAAAGGCACATCGCTGGTTCAGGGTTCCAAATTGAGGTAAACCCTTGTTACCTGCATTTATTGTTACTGAGTGCTGTTCGCCCGTGTCGTCTTGAAGCTTGACACCACAATACTGCTTCAGCTTGGCGTTCAGCTTTGTTGCCCCGATCTCTAGGATGGTCGCAACCATCTTTACGGGGTTCCCATTGTTAGCATTGACCGCTTGAAAATTCATTAGATTTCTTTCTTATTAAATTAACAGAATTGCCTAACTGGGCAGTAGTTTTCACAGCGAATACAACCGCCCGGACGTTTAACTATTGAATAATTGTCTTTAAGCCCGAAGACTTCAAATGTGCCAAATTTAACCAAGTCTTTTTGTTTGGCATACCGATACGCCTGTTCCATGCTATCGCACACTCTTAAGGCTGATTTTCTACCATGCTTCATCACAGCCCATGTCGTAGGCCGTTCCCACTTCTCTTCTGGGGTACATTCAGGTACCTCCTCGGCGATGTGCAGCTTGATTCTCTGGTTAACATAAGCCTCAACTTCGGCATCAGGCATCAAAGGTACTTCGATTCTCACGTAAGGTACTTGCGGGTAATCCCCGCCCTTCATAGCCTCACCCTTGCGCCAGTCCCTTGGAAAAACATGGATATAAGCCTTGCGTACCGGGAAGCCTTCTTTGCGAAGCATCCAAGAATAGATATTAAGCTGGTAAATCCATTCCTGTTTAAGGCCAAAAAGCAAAGACCAAATCGAGGGAAACTTGTAATCGTTAATAATACCATCAGAATAGCTGTCAAACTGGCCCGTGATATTTACATCACCTATCTTTACCCACAAACGTTCTTCTGATAGCTGGTTGAGATTAAGTTGCCCCTCAAGTAAAGCATGGTTCATAGTGCCATAGAAAGCCCACATCAATTCGGTAGCATCTTGCTCAATCTCGTCCCAGTGCTGTACCAGAAGCCGCCTGAGGTGTGGCGGGCCTATTAAGCTCGTTACCCTTATATCCCTAGCAGTGGGGCAGTAGCTATTGGCCTTGCATATAGCCTCGTACATGGCTTGGGGTAGGTTGTGGTGATTGGTGATAATCATGGCTTTACCTCTGGCGTAGGCTGGATGAATTGGCGGGCAACACGCTTGCCTAATAAACTGTTTACACATTCGACTATGCGTTTAGCGTATTCAAGTTGATTTTCGCCATTCATTACACAGCCAGTTAGACCATTAGGAGAGTCAAAACTGATTTCCCAACCAGTTCCCGTTTCTACCAAATAGGCTCTATCTGTTATCCAGCTTTCCAAGTTATTGTCTGTGTTTTCTAGTGCGGGATAGTCAACTTGATTTATTATGCTGTCAATAGCTCTAAATCGCGTTGATGGTTCAATTATTCGTGAATTTGTAATCTCATCGTCATACGCTTTTCTTGCCATAGCTTGAATTTCCTCCAACGCCTCCCGCAAAGTCTTGTTTTGAGCCTGTAAATCAGCTAAGTGTTTGGCAGGGTCTGGGATGGAGACAAGGGCGTTGTATCTCTCGCAAATCGACACGAGTACGGCATTGTTTCTTGGCGTATCCTGTCTACTGGCAATCTGGTCGGCGATGACCATTATTTCGCCACCATCAAAGTTGCCCAAAAGCATTGTATTGTTATTTGCTAAACGCAAGGCTCGGGGCAACAGTTCCCGCTTATCAATATCAGCCTGCAACTGGCCATCTGCGACGATCTTGTCTATGGCTTGGGTTTCGTATTTGGTCATTTCACACCTTTCTAAATGTTTTTCTAGTTCCGCTTCTGTCTTGCACACAAACATGCACTTGCTACATTCGTAATAGGGTTCAAACGGCTCGTTGTGCTCATCGATGATGTCTTGTAAATCTTGCTTTTCTTCGTAGCCCACTATTTAATCTCATCCAATGTACCTTGCCAAACTATGCCGTTCTTGCTGTGCAATCGCCATATCTTGCCATCAAAACTCGGCACAAGGCCAACATTCCAAAGGTCAATAACAGGCTTATATGGATTTTGTCCTTTGGGATGTTTTATGTATTTCCATGTGGGCAAATCAAAGAATGATGATGTATACGCCCCTACACTGGCCCATACACTGTCCCCTACACTGTCCCCTACACTGGCCCTTACACTGGCCCCTACACTGGCCCTTACACTGGCCCTTACACTGGCCCATACACTGTCCCTTACACTGGCCCATACACTGTCCCTTACACTGGCCCCTACACTGGCCCTTACACTGGCCCTTACACTGTCCCCTACACTGGCCCTTACACTGGCCCCTACACTGGCCCTTACACTGGCCCACTTCGTAACCAGCTTTAAATGCTTCTTGGTTACCGTCTTAGGTGGGTCTATCTGGAAGGGGTGAATAATAGGTTTGATAATAAGAGGCCTAACGATCTTATTGAATTTGAGTTTGCGGCAAAGTTTTTCAACCGCATCGCTGTCGTCTGTGGTATTGATTTGGTCTTTTATAAAAACCTTAGTGAGTGGATTATATTCGTACTTATTGAGTTTGTCTTCCTTCTCGGCTTTAAAACCAAAGTAATCAGCTATTGAAGTATGACTATCGGGATTGTAATTAAGTTTGTCAGCAATACACTGCTTTCTAAGCTTCCAATCAAAGTAATAAATCTTACCATTGCCATCGGATACACATGAAAAAAAGTTGCACATTTTAACCTCCAAAATTAACTCTTATTGCTTTTCGTTATAGTCCACATTGGGCCTCCATGCCCTGATACAATCCTAGTTAACACTTGCTAGCACCTTGGCGTAGCTATCACGTTGCACCTGTTTAGCTTCTTCTTTAGCCCGTAGTGAACGTGCCCTAGACTCAAGCTTCGACACAGCCTTGGTTGCTTTGAAATAGTCTTTAACAAGGTTGGGGTTCTTTTGCAGAAGCTCGTCAATTGCATCATCCGACGTGGCGGCTATCGCAAGGCCAAAGCTCTGCCAAGATGATCGCGTTTGGATACGGAAAGCCTTGTGCACGGCTTGGAATGAAGCTACACAGAACCTATCATGAGCCGAGAGTTCTTCTTCTGTGGGCATATCAATATCTGGCAACTCGCGCGAAGGCTTGTAATTAAGCGTAGCCTTGTGCAAGCCCCGATGTAGGCGACAATAACGGCCATCACCCGTAAACACATGCCAGCAGTTGTCATGCTCACATAATTTCTCGCCCGCCTTGGCGAATCCTCTTTTAATAATCCGTTCCACTTTATCTGCCGGTATGGGTTTGCCAATGTGATGGCCGTAAGACTGCAATATTTGATCGATTTGATTGTACTTTGCTTCCAATTCTGAAACCAATGCGCGCATTTTATCCTCCGTGCAAAAATTGCTATTGACAACCTAAGTACAACTTTGTATTATCTATCCCTGAACACGACACCAAGGGACTGGGGGTGCTTCGATTATCAGCTTGAAATGTGAAACTCCTGTTTCCATTTGATTTACTCCGTTAGTGTTAAGTTGTTATGATGATAAATATAATACGACTTCGATATGGTGCAAGTCCAAATTCGGAATTTAATTTGGAATAAAAATATAAATCTATGTAGTTAAATGAGTTATGGATGAAAAAAAATTTATGTTAAAACTTGATGGATTTAAATTAAAAGATTTGCGTAATAGAAAAAAGCTTTCGCAGACAAAATTGGGGGCCAAAATTGGATTGACTTATATGGCCGTATCGAAGTATGAGCTTAACAAGGTAGAATCCCCAAGCATGGACATGATACAGGCCTTCGCCAAGGCATTAGGATGCCGTATGGAAGACATCTGTGTCGAAACAGAGGGCGAGGGACAAGGCAATACCCCTAGGGCTTTAGGTGAACTAAGCCCAGAACTTACAAAGATAGTGCAGGAGCTTTTAAATCTGCCTGAATCTGATCGTCAGACAGTATTTCAGTGCGTAAAGAGCGTTCTAATACTAACTGGCAAACCCCGTCCAGTTCAATGAGATACATTTCTAGGGCGTGGTCTGGTAATTTGTTGAGGGAATTGTTGATACGGATTAACATCTCTGTGCGGGCCATTTTTAATCCTCCGTGTTGGTTAATGAGTTTCAACTATACCCCTTCCGTGTAGGTACGCAAGAACAAATTAAATGGTAAATATCAATGGCCCATTGAATAGCCAAAAACAAGCCAGACCTGTTGTGGTATCAACCTAATAACCGCTACAATAGCTGCCGACACAACAAAAACTCGCAAGGAAAAAGAGGCCAACTTAATTAATTCAACTTTCATAATATATCTCCATGAAGATATACTACCAAATAATCATATAGTAGACAAGATTAATCATTATATAGTACCAGCTTATGCTTCTGCGCATAAAAAAGCCCGCCAATATGACGGCCTACCCCACCTTAAACGGCCTATTTTTTATCTCTATATGATTCTCGTATCATCTTCCGGCGGGAGGCTAACTCTCGCTTGATTAGTATTTCTATCCCAATCCAAAAGATAAAGAATAGGGCGCACCAAGTGAGATATATTGCCAAGAAATGCTTCACGAACCAATCTATCATATTTTCCCTTTCTTTGACGGGCCTTGCCCTCGGCAAGACATATTAGGATTTTTCGATATACGCCCGCAATTTATCAATCAGCTTGAGTGAATCTTCTTTAGATAAAATAGTTTTATGCCAGTAATCACATTCCTCGGCCCATTCAAAACCACCCCTAACCGCTTTTACCGAAAATATGTTCCCCAACTGCCACCAGTTTTCGCCTCTAGAATTACTTTGTAAAAAGTCGCTCATTCTGTTTTCCTCACTATGCCTGCAATTCTATCTATTTTTAAACCTTTTTTCAACCTCATTCTTTTACCTAGGACTAATCGCACAAGTATTTATCGGGCTTCGGCTTTTGTGATGACAGCGTGAAGCAAGTTGATAATTTCAACATTGCCATACTTGGATTTTGTGGGCTGGTTTAGATACACATAAGCCTCTTTGCAAGCCTCCAGCAGGTCAGGGGCCGCATTAGCTTGTTTTTCCAAACTTCTGCACACCTGATGCAATCGCCTAATCTCTTTCTGACAAGCTAACAATTCGAGTGTGTCATTATCCATGTTAACCTTTCTCTTTTAATTACCTTCTACAATACCATTTAAAATCGCTACGTGCCCCGTAGAGCGTGGATAAGGACTGGACCCCACAAAGACAGGGGCAAGGGGATATGATGCTATAAAGGGCGACTACCGCACCACCTCAATGATTTTATTCCCGAACTTATCCCATACGCCACTTTGTCCAACCTCAAATTCATAATTAGCATCATCGCTGTCGTCATCGGCAATATGAATACAATTGATTAGCGTTTGCAAGTCATAGGGTGTATCGTTATCAATTCCAAAGTACAGGTCAAGCGAACGCAGTGTTTTGCCTGCAAGATTTGTTTGTAATTCCGCTATAAACTCAACCATTGTCATTTTACTTGTCATTTTCCAATCTCCAAAAAGTGTTAACTTATTATCTACTGTAATAGTCTGTTTTGTCAATACCCATCATCAGTACTGGCCATACCAGCTTATCGACTGGAAATCCAATTTGCAATACTAAAATTGGAATAATATACAAAATTATCTTGCGAAATACCAAAATTAAGATAAACTGTGCAATATAAAGGATTTACAGATTAATATTTAATTGCAAAGGATTGCAAATATGAAGTGTCCAAACTGTAGTAAAGAAATCAAGCCTAGGATTAAGCTAACAGAGAAGCAGCAAAGACGTTGGGAATTGTATCATCTAGGGGGATACACGTTACAACAAATTGCAGATATTGAAAAAATATCAAAGAAATCTGCATGGAAAAGTATCAAAAAGGGTAACAAACAGGGTAACAGCGTTCTTAACAATGAAGAGAGCATATGACAAACTATGTTAAATACAAACCAGTAGAGTGCGGGACTTACACCGGATCAATCTATCACGCATTAAGCACAAGGCCCGTTAATACATCTGTATTGCAAGGACAAAAACGCAGGCGAAGGCCTACGGGACATTTAAATGGGGCTGAATGGGCTAGTATGGAAAGTCTTATTCCCAGCCCCGAAGAGATGGCTATTGTAAAGCTAGATAAATGCTGCCCTCGATGCGAATCTAATCAAAGCAATGGTTTAGATATAGGCATTGAAGACGGCGAAGTCTTTGGTTGTAGATGTACATGCGGTTTCAGCTTCTAAGTTAAGACAAATAGTGCTGGGTATGATAAAAAAACCTTTCCCAGCTAACAAAACGCCAGAAAAGGGAGTCGAAAGCCAGTAGTTAAAACGACATAGCGGGACTGTTCGTGAAAAACGGCGATCACGTCGAGAGCCAAACTGGATATTACAGCAATGTAAGACCGGCTCACGCACTGGATGAGTAGAGAATTAGGCGGCTCATAAGATAGTACATAATACTAAACCCAATAGTATGTATGTTCTCAAATCAAGCTTTTAAACTTCTGCAGGGGATAATCCAGTAGAAACCCGCTTTTAACTATACATAGGACACTTGGTAAGTGAGACTTTTAATAAATCGTCAAGTATTGGATAAGACAAGGTAACAATGCCAATAATAAAGAGGTTAACACCTAGGCATATTAAGTTCTGCGAATTGTACGCACTGCCTGAGAACAAAGAGACTTTTGGCAATGCATGGGCAAGCTACAAGGCAGCAGGCTTTACACAGTATAAAACAGGCATCAAAAATGCATGTAAAGTATTACAGCTTAAATGCATACAGGAATATCTGACACAACTGACAATGGAGCGTAAGCAAGCCGAAGCTAAGGATAAAACCAAAGAGGTTATAAACAAAGACTGGGTTGTGGGCAAGCTTAAGGAGATACACGGTAAAGCCATAACCAAAAACGATTTGACCAGTGCTACACGTGCAATTGAGCTTATTGGTAAGACTGAGGCGGTGTTCACTGACAACCTGAATACTACAGACTTGGCGCAGATTGAGCAGCTTAATGAAGCAGAGCAGGCTGAAGCACAACGCCTTGCCAAGATCAGGCTCATGCAGGCGTAACTATGCACCAAGTATACACCAGTAATTTGCTAAGTATAGTATTAGCAATGATTTAGTTTGTATGAGTAACGGACTATTAATCCGTTAGCCTATCAGATAAGGGCAAAGCATGGGTAAAAGTTATTCCAGGCACCCCCTTCACCCCCAAGCGGGCCGGGTGTCAACATGCAGTAGTTCCTGTCTAATTATAAACCAGAATTGAACTTATGGACAACTTTAGTCTTTAACCAGTTAAGTAAAGGATAAATATGAGAATAGCATCTGCCTTGCTCTTTGTCTTGCTTCTGTGTGTTCCCTGCTTGGGCGATGATTACCGCACAGGCTGGGGTTTTGCCCGTGATTTCTCTGTTACTGATGATACTCCATTGGATGCCACAACAAAAACGTGGGCATTGCGTCCATCTGAATGTGAGCCTCTTGATCGCAAGGGCACGGCGGTTCAAGTCGGCTTTCTTCTTCCTGCCGAGGACGACACGGCTACTTATTCGATTTACGTCTACAAGACTAAATCTGACGCTCAGCTTGTCTGCACCGGCGTTGCAACGGCTGGAACTATGGCAGCTACGCTAGGCGGGGTTTACGCCGAATCTGCAACTTGCACCGCTACATGGCCCAAGGGGGTTACGGCCACGAATACTACCAATGGATTCTTAACGATTTCATTTGATGCTTGCGGGGCTGAACAGTTGTTCGTTGAACTCGATGACAAGAGTAATAAATCAATTGCCGCCATTTATACGATGTACGGGGACTAATGGAATTAAGTCCCCAACAAATAGCTAGTAATCAAGTCGGCTACTGGGCGGTTCTGAATAAGATCAAACTGCAAGGTGGAATATTTTCCTTTGACAAGCACCAGTACCAGATTGAACCTATGACTTCTCAAGCAAGACGTATGTGCTACATGAAGGGCGCGCAGTGCTTTGGTGCGACTGAGATTGAAGTGTTGAAAGACCTTCACGGGATGATTTTCGGCAAGTATCCCCTTGGTGTCCTTCACGCATTCCCAACGAATGACGAAGTTGGTGAATTTGGTAAATCGCGTTTCAAGCCATTGATGAACGCCAACAAGATGGCAATAGGCAATTTCGTCAAAGACACCGACACTGTTTCGCTCAAAAGGGTCCGTGATGCTTTCTTGTATCTTAGAGGTGCAAGATTATCCCAGAAGATTGGCGAGTCGGAAGAGAACACGTCAAGCAAAACGGCAGGGTTCTCAGTTGACCGAGTGGTATTCGATGAAGTTGACTACATGGACACTGAGGTAATCGAGAAGTTTAAAGGCCGCATGGGTCATAGCTCGGTTAAAGAAGAAGTCTACCTTGGCAATCCATCACACGAAGATTTTGGCATAGACTTGATTTTCAAGCAATCTGACCAGAGGCATTGGTTCCGAAGGTGTGGTTGTGGTCATTGGACTTGTGCAGAGTTAAGTTTCCCTTCTTGTGTAAAGATTCGACCCGATGGTACTGGCTATATCGGGTGCGATAAATGTGGTAGTGAAGTCCCGATGTGGGCTGGCGAAGGTACTGGTGAGTGGGTTCCGGCGTTTCCAGACAAGACTGCTTACATGGAAGGCCGAATGGCAAGTCAGCTAATGAGTGCCTACATAGACCCTGCCGAGGTTCTTGAAGACTTTACCAATCCCCCGAATGGCAACCTTGGCGACATTTACCGCCTGCGTCTTGGTTTGCCATACTCATCGAGAGACGACAAGTTAAAGAAGTCTGATGTTCTGGCTTGTTGCGGTTCGGAGATTGCCCCGATTAAACACACTGGCCCTTGTGCGATGGGTGTTGACGTGGGCAAGGTCAAGCATGTTGTTATCGGCGTCAGGACAGGCAACGAAACCTATCAGATATTGCGAGCCGTCAAGTGTACTACTTTCCAAGAGATATGGGACTTGGCTAAAAAGTATAACGTCAAAAGCGATGTTGTTGACATTCGACCTTACGAGGATGAGGCTAGACAGTACCAGAAGTCGTCTGGGCACAAGACTTGGCTTTGCGAATATGCAGATGCCATGCTTTCGGAGTTCCAGTTCAATGACATTAACGGCACTGTGAAGGTTCACAGGACGGGGATATTTGATGCAACGCACAGATTGTTTACTCGCGGGAAAGTGGTACTTCCAAGGCAAACACCAGAAGTTGAAGAGTTCGCAAGACAGTGTTGTAACTGTGCTAAGTTCGAAGAGAAGGACAAGAAGAAGGGCACAATTGTTTACCGTTACCGTCCCACCGGCGACCAGCAGGAACATTTTCGCAGTGCCTTTAATTATTTTTTGATAGCCGCTTCCGGTTCGCGTGTAGCCAAGGTCAGTCCTAGTGGTAGTCCCAAGAGACAGGAATTTGCAGACAACAATTATTCGAGGGTTGGATGAGTAAAGAAGCAAGGGCACAGGAACAGGTTATCAAGGACAAGATTGTTGACGGTTACAGACGTGGCGTATGCGATCACAACGGCTGTACTATTCCCGAAGGCAAGCGGGGTATGTCAGGCAAAGGTTCTAGATTTATCGCGCAGATTAAAGACCCAGTTGCCAAAAAGAAATTTGATGATGGATACAGGAGGGCCTTCGGCCATGAGTAAACCTAAAGCCACCAAAATAACAACTGTTGCCGCTACTCCAACTGCTGTTCCGGAGGCAAGTGTTGAATCTGCCGACGATGCTGCCAAGAAGCTGAATAAGAATGGCTGGCGTAGCACAATTCTAACCGGCAATGTTGCGCCCGGTATGCTTGTTACATCTGGTTCTAAAAAGTCTGTTTTGGGGTAAACAATGGCAACAGTACAAACACTAGCACAAGAAGCGGCTGAATACATTGTTGAGCAATACGGCAAAGCATATTGCCTTTTTCCAGAATACGAACAACAGTCAATTTTAAATGAAACAATAGACATGTTTGTGGCGGAAGAAAATATTAGACGCTGGCGGAGTCGCAATAACATCTACAGGAATTGGTAGCAAAATGGCCGATAAACGCGCACAAGAAATCATAGCCTTACGAGATAGAGAAAGAGCCAAGCAGGATAACTTTAGGTCTTTGTGGCAAGAGACTGCTGACCTTGAGTTTCCCCGTGAGAACCAGATTACGTCCAGGCGTACCGATGGCGAAGACAAGTCCAGAATCTACGATAGTACTGCTATTATGGATAGTCAGGACATGGCTTCGGGCTTATCTGCGGCATTTATCCCATCTGGCCAGCAGTTCTTTGCATTGCAGACCAGAGACAAGAAGCTCAATAAGCAGGACAATGTTAGGCGGTATCTTGCCGAGGCTACCGAGATTACCCATGAAGCATTATTTGAGTCTAATTTCATGCTTCAACTTAATGAGACTTTGCGTAGTCTTGTGGTTTTTGGTACGGGCAATATCTTTTCTGAATTTGACCTTGAATCAATGGGTCTTAATTTCAAAGACTATGACATTGCAAATTACCAGATACTCGAAAACTCTAAGGGTGTAGTTGATGGCGTGATAGTTACTATCCCGTTTACAGCTAGACAGGCACTTCAGGAGTTTGGCGTAGAGGCTGGGCCAGAAGTAATGAAAGCCCTGTCTAATCCCAAGACCGAGAATGATATATTCAATTTCATTCATGTGGTCAGACCAAGAAAAGACCGCAATCCCCAACTGAGCGACTTTAGTAATATGCCTTACGAGTCTGTGTTTGTGTCTGAGAAAGACCAGCTCACAGTAGACGAAGGCGGTTTCGATGAATTTCCCTTTGCCGTGGCAAGATGGATGAAGTCCTCGGCAGAGAAATATGGTCGTGGTCAGGGCACGGAAGTATTAGCGGACGTCCGTGTCCTCCAGACTATGAAGCGGGACTTTATTGAATGCGGTAATAAGTGGAACAATCCTGCTAGAGAAGTCCTTGACTCTTTCGAAGGGCCGGTCAGGGTTAAGCCGGGTGCATTAAACTATGTGTCCGAAATGGGTTCAATCAAGGCGTTAGACCAAAACTTAAATGGCAATTTCCCAATCACAAAAGAGATGCTGGAGTTCCAGCAAGAGATAGTTCACAAAGCCTTCTTCCGCGACATTTTTGTTGCTCTGGGCGACATGAAGGGTGATAGGCGAACCACGGTTGAGATAATCGAACGCATTAAAGAAGGTCTGCGCCGACTTGCCCTTCCTGTTGCCCGCCTTATGTCTGAACTATTTAATCCGGTTGTTACCCGTAGCGTCATGCTCTTGATTCGTAATGGTAGCATACCTGAACCACCGGCTGAATTGCAAGGTCAGGCTTTCGGTATTGAGTATATTGGCGAACTTGCACTTGCTCTGCGTAATCAACAGGCCAAGGCGTTCCAGCAGTGGGCCTCGTTTGTTGCCCAGATGGAAGCAGTGTTCCCCGGCGCAGTTGACAACATTGATTCAGACTCGGCCATCAAACGCATGGGTAGTGCTTTCGGTGTTAATACAGATGATATTTCAAGCGATGAAGAGATTACGGCTAAGCGTCAGGCTAGGGCACAGCAACAACAACAGGCCCAAATGATGGCTATGGCCGAGACTGGCGGCAAGGCCTACAAAAATGCCAGTGGCAAGGCCGAAGAAGGTTCACCTGCACAAGCATTGATGGCAGGGATGGGAGCGTAAATGAGTGGAAAAATCGTAGAGGGCAAATGTTTCTTTTGTGGCGAGCAATTAAAAATTAAGGCTATTAAAAATGATATGTTTGCGACATGGCCATGTTTGGGATGTGGCGCACAAATAACAATATCGGTAAACATAAATAATACTAAAGTTGAGTTTGAAAAGACACAGGATGACTGAACGAGAAACAGAACATCAAAGACTAGTAGCCGCCTTTCACAATACCTTTGAGACGACTAGTGGCAAGATTGTACTTGAGAAGTTGTCTAAGTATTGCCTTGAGAAAGAATCTACCTTTGACCCGAATCCGTATCAAGCGGCTCTAAATGAAGGGGCTAGAACAGTAATACTTTATATCCGGCGTATTCTCGACCAAAAGGTTGAAGAAAATAAACAGGAACAAGCAGTTAATTAAAGGATTCTCTAATGCCCGAAACAGCGCCCGTAACAACGGAAACCGCACCAGTAACCACACCGGCAACTACACCAGTGGCCCCAGCCTTCTTGGTTGGTGGCGATGGCAAGTTTATTGAAAACTGGCGTGATAGTCTGCCAGACGATGTTAAGTCTGAAAAGACCATCTTGGACAAGTACCAAGACTTCCCTAGCGCAATCAAGGGGCTTGTAAACGCACAGAAGATGGTAGGGGCCAATAAGGTAGCCATACCATCCAAGGACGCTACACAGGCCGAGCTGGACGCTTTCTACGATGCCATAGGCAGGCCCAAGAGCGTCAAGGATTATGAGTGGAATACTCGTGAAGAATTGAAAGATTCTATTGATAGCAAGATGCTTGAATCAGTTGCCGAGAGATTCCACAAGAAGGGTTACAGTCAGGCCCAAGTTGACGAAGCCTACGGCGTGTATCAGGACATGATAATTGAGGGTCAGGCCAAGCTAGCTCAGCAACAGGAACAGGCCGTAAAAGACGCTGAGACGGCTTTAAAAGAGAAGTGGGGCACTGCTTACGACCAGAGGCTTCACCTTGCTAATCGGATGATAGCCGAGAACGCAGGCGAGAACAAGGACGCTATCCTTGGTGCAGTTGGCAACAACCCCATAGTGGCAGATTTTCTTGCTAATATAGCCAAGAAGTTCATGGAGCATAAGGTTCCAATGGGCGACAACTTGACTGATGCAGGCATGACACCTGCCGAGGCTGATACCGCCATGAAAGAGAAGATTGCCGAAAGAGCATCTGACTCGCAGATGAAATACAACAATCCTGCCAAGTACGCAAGATTGAACAAAGAGATTCAGGAACTTGCGGCAAAAGCCGTAGGTTAAACAACCCCAGAGATAGTACCTCTGGCCCGACGTGGGTAGTTGACGATGCCCACGTTTTTCTATTAGCCGACACCTCTCGAAAGAGAACCGGCCCGTGGTTGGTAAACCAAAGTCCAGCAGACTTTAAATGCAGGCACGACCCCGTTAGGGACACTCAAGCCGAACGTGTTCAAAAGTAAATGAGTGTTTTTAACGAAAGGGTCTTCCAAATGGAAGCAACAGTTGAGACTATTTTTTGTAAACAGTTCTCTCCAACCCTGCTGACGCTCTCACAGCAGAAGGAAAGCAGATTTGAGAGTAGAGTAAGACGTGAAACTGTATCAAACGCTGAAGAGGCGTACTTCGATACTATTGGCGCTGCCGATGCACCTGAAGCGGCCGTAACAAGGCATGGGCCTACCCCCTTATCCGAAGCCGACCTCGGCAGACGCAGGGTAGTCCCGTCAAAGTGGCATAAGGGCACAGTTTTGGACAAGTATGATCTTGCCCGCATGTATGCTAATCCCGAAGGTCCGATAGCCCAGTCGTTCTCTATGAGTTTTGGCCGAAAGAAGGATGATCTGGTTATTGCGGCCGCTTTTGCAGATGCGAACATTGGCAAAGAAGGTGCAACGACCATAGCGTTCAAAGATGAGTCTATCGGTCTTAATGGCGATGGTACTGTAACATCTCTTGGTACGCTGGCTGCGGTTGCTACTGTTGCCGTGATGGGGTTAGATAAGATGCTGGCGATGATGCAGATATTCAACGAAGCAGACGTTGACCCCAATATTCCCAAGTATTGGGCTGTATCTCCGAGGTGTATTAGGGCCATGCTTGACGTAACTGAGGTAGGCTCGTCTGACTACAACACTGTTAAGGCTCTTGCAGCTGGCAAGGTTGAAGAATTTGCCGGTTTCAACTTCTTCTGGTCGAACAGACTCCCCAAAGATGCGGCAACTAGCACAGCCTATCGTACGCTGGCATGGGCGCAGGACGGTATCATACTTGCCACCATCGGCGATCTTACGACCGAAATGAGCAAGAGACCCGACCTTTGCAACATAGACCAAATCTATTCACAGATGGACTTAGGCGCAGTTCGTATGGAAGGCGCAAAAGTTCACGAGTGTCTTAACAAAATCGCTTAATTAAAGAAAGGCAAAATAATGCTTAGTAAACCTATTGCAAGCTCTCGCATGATTTACGGCGATGTCTCAGAGCCATTGCAGAGCATCTACGAATCAAGTGTTACGCAGAATTACATGCTTGGCACGAAGTTTGAGGCGAATGACGGGCGTGTGTTCAGATACTCCAAGGCCGGCGGTACTGCACTTGTTCAGGCGTACATGACACAGACGGCAGTTAAGGATAGTAAGTTTGTCGAGATAGCCCAGACTGGCCACGCTCAGGCTGTTGGCTACAAACAAATTAGCGTCTTGTGTACCACTGGCTCGGCGGCTGGCGAGAATGACTTCTCGGGCGGTTGGCTGGTCTGTAACAAGGTCAGCCCTGCCGTATTGGGTGATATTTACCATATCGCCGCAAGTAAACTACAGTCAACGGATACTATTCTTGACCTCGAACTGACCACACCTTGGCGTACTGCCATGCTTGCCACTGGCGAGATAAGCCTGAATTACAGTCGGTTCTTCAAGACCGTTGTTCTTCCTGCCACAACCGCAACAGCTCAGCCTGCCGGTGTTCCTTTGTGCGCCGTACCTATCGGGTACTACTACTGGTCGCAGGTCAAAGGCCCGGCCCCAGTTGTCAAGGATGCTGGCGACACTCTGGTTATTGGCGCTTATGCTGGCGTGCCTGCGACAGATGCGGCGGCTGGTACATGTGGTAATGCAACGGCAACAGCCTATGCGTTCCCTGTATATGGTCGTGTCATGTCGCTTGGCGACGATAGCGAACCTGCGTTGATTGACCTTTGCCTCGAATAACCTCTATTCGACTGGGGCTAGGTTAACACTTGGCCCCAGTTTTGGTGTGATATGACAGAAACTGACATTTGCAATCAATCCCTTGGTCGTATAGGTGCTAAGCAGATAGTCAATCTCGATACCGATACTACGGCACATTCCGCACAATGCCGTCTACATTACGATCAAACCCGTGATGCTCTGCTTAGGTCATTCGAATGGCCGTTTGCTTCTGGCCATGAAGAACTAACAAAACTCTATACCTTGACAGTTGATAGTAGTCCTACGCCTGCGGCATGGGCGGCAGGTGCTACGTTAACAGGTGGTTCAAGTGGAAAAACCTGTATGGTCAAATCCAAGACTTCAAACACTGTCTATGTTGTTTACGATGTTTCAGGGACATTTACATTGGGCGAAACAATCTCAGATGGTACTAATTCGATTGATTGTGATGCTACTCACCCGACCTTTGTCGAGATTGTGCCTGATTACGAATACGACCACCAATATCAATTACCTTCCGATTATCTCAGGCTCAAAGAGATATACGATGATACCGATAAGTTTCAGATTACCGGCGATGTGATAATGTCAAATAGCTCTGATATGCAGATTAAGTATGTCAAGCAGATAACCGACACGACCAAGTTTGACCCGTTGTTTATAGAAGTATTCGTCCTTCAACTTGCTATCAAGCTCTTACCTGCTTTGGGCGGTGTCAATACCGCACCATTGAAGACTGACCTTATGAACGAACTGAACCTAGTTACAGCTCGATGCCGAACGGTAGCCAAGCAGGAAGCAAACTATTCAGGCAAGTCAAGCTGGAATGATGCAAGATTTTCAAGCAGTACTTATGGATGGGTAGAGGTATAAATGAGAATACCGAATGTACCGTTGTTGTCCTTCAATTCCGGAGAGCTAAGTCCGCAAATAGATGCGAGGAGTGATGTCGCTAAGTATGCCTCCGGATGTCGTATCATGGAAAACATGATACCCCGTATCTACGGCGGTGCAGAGCGAAGGCCAGGTACGCAGTACATTGACTCTTGTGTGTATTCCTTACCACTTACACTTACGCATACGATAGCTATTTCGACTGCCGCACAGGTGCAACTAATAGGCTCTGGCGGCGAATATCCTCTTAACGGTGCATATTATTTAACGGCAGATATTGACCTTACGAGTATCGCTAACTTTGTCCCCATTGGTACTTTGGCCGCACCATTTACAGGTACACTTGATGGCTGTGGCTATACGATAAGCAATCTTATAATCAATAACTCTACGATAGCCTATAATGGCTTGTTTGGGTACTGCTCAAACGCAACTTTATATAATCTCGAAATTGAAGATGCTGATATTACAGCTACCCTTGGCGGCAATCCAAGCTGGATAGGTGTATTAGCTGGATATATTACCAATACCACCATTGTTAAAAGGGTGCGTGTTACAGGTGTGATAACTGGCGTAAGTTACATGGGCGGCATGATAGGTCAGTGCAACCATGCCAATGTTGTAATTGATAATTGCAAGGCATTGGTGGACGCTACCGCTTCTGCTGGTACTCCTTGTGGTTTATTTGTTGGGTGCTCGGCAGGCACTATATCTAACTGCTATGCCTACGGCGACATATCCAGTGTCATGGTCAATTACGCAGGTGGTTTTGCCGCACTTGACCAACTTGCGACGACATTCATAAATTGCGTAGTTGGCGGCACAATGACTGCCCCTGCCAAGGATTCACCTATTCAGGGCGGCGGTTTCATTGGCGAACTCCTCCAAGCCGGAACATCGTTCAAAAACTGTTATTACCAGTCTACATTAAACGCCAAGCCTTTTGGCGGTACAGATGAACAACAGACATTAACCACTACTGTTAATGCTTCAAGCGGACATTGGCATTTCACATTTGACGGCATAACCAGTGGTGTAATAGCTTATAATGGCACGGAAGCGGATATACAAATACAACTTGATGCCGCGTTTGGCGATGATGTCATTCAGGTTTCCGGCGGTTCAACTGCTAACATGATATTTACTTTCCGCAAGCAATATTCAAGAATGAATGTCGCTACTGCTACAATAGATGAAACTGCTTTGGTTGGTCAAACATGGAGTATAGCCACTTCGCAAGCTTACGCTTATCCAACGTCGACTACTACGCCAGTACGATTGCTTGAAGTAAGCGAGCCGGACAACACGGTAAGAATGGTTCCATTTACATATTCTTCTTCAATATCCTATGAATTAGCTTTTGGGCCAAATTATGCCAAAGCCTATTACAATGGCGCATCTCTTTCAGGAGATACCTTGGCCGAAATAGGCACCCCCTATCTTGCCGAGCATATCTTTGAACTTCAATTTAAACAAATAGCCGATACTATGTGGATTACACATCCAAGTTATCCACCGGCTAAACTTACTCGAACATCGGCAACAACGTTTGCCTTGACTGTAATACCATTTACTAATGGCCCATTCTTAACAAGAAACGATATATCTGAAGGCGATGGCGTAACATTGGAATGTTCGGTAACAGCGAAAGCGGCAGAGGGCATACTTACGGCTTCTTCTGCGATGTTCACAGAAGACCATATAGGGGCATTGTTTAAACTAACTCACCCCAGAACTCTAACAACTGTTACGGATACTGGTACAGCTACTACTCACGTAAGCACCGCCATGTTCATCAAGGGCACATATTCGTTTATCACGCATGGTACATGGACAGGTACAATTAAATTGCAAAGGAATGAAACTGGCTTATCTGGTGATTGGGAAGACTACCGAACTTATGTGGGGGTTGGCGACAAGAATATTAGCTTTTCCGGTACAGAAGAACTAGATAATGTTCAATATAGAATGTGGATTGAAGCGGGAGCCACAGGGTTTAGTGCTGAATTAAGTGGCAGCGATTCAACATGGAGTGGTATTGTTAGAATCGACTCCATAGTAAGCACGAAAAAGGCAATCGTAACAGTTCTGTCTACTCTAGATAGCACCACCGCTACTACGCGCTGGTACGAGGGCGCATGGTCATATGCTCAAGGCTTTTCAGTTTCAGTAACCTTTTTTGAGGAACGATGCTGTTATGCTGGAAACGGTTACTCATGGCAGTCTGGTACAGGCGATTACGAGGACTTCGAAGAAGGCATAAATGATGCCGATAGTTTCACGCTTCGGATTCCTACAACAAACGAAATCAAGTGGATAGATTCGGTTGAATCTCTCTTAGTTGGCACATCAGGAGATGAGTATCTAATCTATTCTGGCACACTAGGAGAACCGTTAACCCCAACTAAGTTTAGTGTAAAGAAGCAAACATCTTACGGCAGTTCTGCTATTCAATCTTTGCAGGTCAATGACACGATTCTTTTTATAGACCGTGTTGGCAGAAAAACAAGAGAACTTGTTTATAGTGATACGGTTGAAAAATATGTTGCTCCAGACCTTACGGCCTTAGCAGAGCATATCACGAAATCGGGTATAGTAAGTTGGGCTTTCCAAAGGAATCCAGATTCAATAGTCTGGTGCGTTCTTGCTGACGGCACTTTGCTGTCCATAACCTACGAGAGAGAGCAGGATGTTGTGGCATGGGCAAAGCATCCTATGGACGGCCTTGTTCAATCCGTTTCGGTAATACCAGGCTTAACAGAGGACGAGGTTTGGCTTTCAGTAACTAGAACCGTCGGCGGTGTCGATGCTACCTATATTGAGCGTATGGCCCCAAGGACATTTGCAACCAAAGCCGATGCCTTCTTTGTTGATGCTGGCATAACCTACTCCGGCGTAGCCGCTACAACTATAACCGGACTTACTCACTTGACCGGCGAAACAGTAGAGGTTCACGCCGATGGTATTGACATTGGAACCAAGGTTGTCTCGGCAACGGGCACTATAACGCTCTCAACGGCCGCTAGCAAGGTTCAGGCAGGCTTACCCCATACTTATAAGCTTCAACCTATGAGACTCGATATAACGACACAGGGGCAGTCTAGGGGCATGATTAAACGTATCAATGAACTTGTGATAAGTTTCCTTGATACCCTAGATGCTAAGTATGGCGATTCGACTTCAGACCTATATGATATTGATTGGGCGGCAGAGGAGAACTTACCAGTAGGCACAGCCCCAACATTGTTTACGGGCGATATTACCGTAAACTTCGCAGGTGGTTTCTCAGTTGACGACCCCATTATTATCAGTGGTTCAGGGACAATGCCTTGTTGCGTTCGAGCTATCGTTCCCAAGGTGGAGGTAACGGAATGATAGACATACGAGACTGTACACAAGCCGACATCGACTATGTGATGGAAAATCCTGTTGAGGAAGCAGCCAAGAAGTATGGCAATATGCCCCTTGTTGGCCATTGCAAGGCCGGTCTTATTGACGGCAAGATTGTTGGCGTTGGCGGCGTAGTGGTCTATTGGGAAGGCATGGGGGAGTGCTGGATTATTCTATCGAAAGACGTACTAGAACATAAGGTAGAAGCGGCAATCTGTATTAAGCGGATGGTTGACCAGCTTATTAAGGATTTAGAGTTATTCCGAATCGAGTGTTCATGCAGGGCAGATTTTGGAAAGGCAAGAGACTTGATTGAATTTTTAGGTTTCAAATACGAAGGCTACAAAAGAAGTTACTATCCCGACAAGGGCGATGCTTTAATATTTGGGAGGGTTATCTAATGGCTACTGCCGCATTATTAGCAGGTACAGTCCTTGCTGCTGGTGGACAAAATTATTCAGGCGCATCCGCTAATGCAGAGGGTAAATCTGCTCAGTCCGTGGCCAACTACAATGCCAGTGTAGAAGAACAAAAGGCTAAAAATATCGAGGCTAAAGCTGAATACGATTCTAAGCGTCATGCTGAATCGGCGGCAAGAGAAATGTCGTCCTTAACTGCTGGCCTTGGTTCATCTGGTGCTGTCATGTCGGAAGGTTCACCGCTTCTGATAGCATCTAAGCAATCATCTGAACTTGAGCTTGAGAATCTTATGATCGGCTACAATGCCAATACCGAGGCTACGGCGGCTAGAAACCAAGCCACACTTGACCGTACACAAGGTAAACTCTACCGTCAACAGGGCAGAAACAAGGCTACGGCAAGTTACATCGGTGCAGGTGGTTCGCTGTTAACAGGCTTTGGTACAGCTAAGAGGGGGTACTAATGGGTGGTAAATTCCCGATTCGTTACACTGATGCAACCACTTCAGGCCAAGCCCCTTCAGTGAGGGCTAATCTTGACGTAAGCACAGGCCAAGAAGCGATAGGCCGAGCTGTGTCGGGCTTTGGTGGTGCGATATTTGACGAAGGCTTGAAGGTTCAGGGCCAGCAAGACGCTATGGCATTATCTGAACTTAATAGACAAGATGATGAACTTGCCGCTATTACTGCTTCTGAACTAGATAAGGTTACTGACGAGGAAACCCAAAATAAACTTATCGAAGAGTATGAACTTAAATCCAAGGCTTTGGCCGAAAAGAACAACTCTAGGGTTCAATTTGCTTTTACCAAAAACCTAAACAATACCATTGGTTCAAGAAAGGCCGCTTTCGTAGAAAAGGGTTTAGTGTCTCGCAAGAAAGACGCTGATAGTAAATACCGATTTGAACTTCAGCAAGCTTATGAATCAGGTGATATGGGCAAGGTGTACAAGATCGTTTCACTTGCTGAGGGTACGGGCATTATTGGTCAGGCTGAACACGATGCTGTAATTAAAGATGCTGAAGGTAATTCCAAATTAGCGATGGCCGAAAGAAAGCTTCTATCTGGCGATTCCAATGCCTCACTATCAGACCTTAATGCTATGGACGTTAGTAAACTTTCGGTTCAGCAACTTGAGCAAAGGGCTAAGCTGATTGATACTGCCTCTAGACAGAGCAAGCAAAACTCAGATGCGGCAGAAGTTCAGGTCTTGTTTGACCTTAATGCCAATAGGGGCAAGTCTGATGTTGAAAAGATGGTATTGGGCAAACAGTACATCGACCAGTTAAAGACCTCTGGTATCTCACCTGAACGCGCTGGGGCAATGATAGACCGGATTGAGAAATGGCAGACCAGTGAAGTAGTTAAGACTAATCCACAGTTAAAGGCAGAATTAAGAAATTGGGCGAACGATATTAGTCTTGGCGTTAGAACCAAAGAAGAAGTAACCAAACGTCTTAATGATGAAAATATTGCTGGCAAGTTGGCAGATAGCGACTACGGAGAATTGACCACTTTAATGGACGAGGAGTTGCAACGGGGTAGGGCCGAAGGTTATTCGGAATCCTACAAACAGGCCGTAAATACAATAGTATCCCTGCCCGACGATAACGCCTTTGCTGATTCGTTGGATGCTATTACGAAGAACCAGCCGGTTGATGTGGCTAAAATACTTCGTAAGACCAAGAATGAAGAGCGACAGATACAGTTTAAATATATCAATGTCTACATGGACGACCTCAAGGAATGGCTCAAGGCTAATCCCAATAAGAGCAAGTCTGATTTTGAGGCCTACTCTGCCGAAAGATTGGTTGTTAGTCATGGCAAGTCTATTATCGAAATGAGGGGTGCAATAGAATCCCACGCTAACAAGGCCCAAGGCAAAAAAGAAGAATACAAAGTTGGCGATACCAAGGTTCGGCAGGGCAAGACTTGGACATACCAAGGCAATAATATTTGGAGTGATTAGTGGCAACACTTACAACAGAAGAACTATTTGCCGAAGAACAACCGAAACAGTTAATGACTACTTCGGAATTAGACGCTATTCCCAAGACCGAGAATGATTTAATTGCCACTATTCATGGGAGTGTGTTATCGCCTGCCGAATTAGAACAGGCGGGTAAACAAGCCGGTGAAGATACCCGCAAAGCCCTTGAGGTTGCATCTAAACTTACT